TACAACAGGAAGTGTTTATGACGAGCGCGGTATTATTTCATTTTGATAAAACAGGAGGCAGAGTATGGGATTACGGGAATTATTTGGTTTAAGGGGAGCAAGGGACAAACCGACAAATAGTTATAATTCAGGAGTATCTTTTTTATTTGGAAGAAGCACAAGCGGTATTTCCGTAAATGAAAGAACCGCCATGCAGACAACAGCGGTATATTCCTGTGTCAGAATTCTTGCAGAAGCAATAGCTTCTCTTCCCCTTCACTTGTATCGTTATACGGATAAAGGAAAAGAAAGAGTATTTGACCATCCGCTTTATCATATTCTTCACGATGAACCAAATGAAGAAATGACATCTTTCATATTCCGGGAAGTCTTGATGAGCCATTTACTGATATGGGGAAATGCCTATGCGCAGATCATCCGTGATGGAAGAGGGCAGGTATTAGGATTGTATCCGCTTCTGCCGGATAAAATGGAAGTTGACCGTGCGGAAAATGGAGAACTTTATTATATTTACACACGGAACACAGAAGAGAATCCCAATTTTAAGGATTATGGACGGATCTATCTTCGCAGGGAAGATGTGCTGCATATACCAGGATTAGGATTTGATGGTTTAGTGGGATATTCTCCGATTGCTATGGCTAAAAATGCAGTAGGGATGACACTTGCCTGTGAAGAATACGGTGCATCGTTTTTTGCAAATGGAGCAACACCGGGTGGTGTTTTGGAACATCCGGGCGTTCTGAAAGATCCCGCAAAGGTAAGGGATAGCTGGCATAAGGTGTATGGGGGTTCAAGAAATGCAGGAAAAGTGGCTGTTCTGGAAGAAGGAATGAAATATCAGCAGATAGGGATTCCGCCGGAAGAGGCACAGTTCTTGGAGACAAGGAAATTTCAAATCAATGAGATTGCAAGGATGTATCGGATTCCTCCACATATGGTAGGGGACTTGGAGAAATCCAGTTTTTCTAACATAGAGCAGCAGTCTTTGGAGTTTGTGAAATACACATTAGACCCGTGGGTAATCAGGTGGGAACAGGCTTTGCAGAAAGCATTGTTATTGCCACAGGAAAAGAATGAGTATTTTATAAAACTAAATGTGGATGGATTATTGCGAGGGGACTATGCCAGCCGAATGAATGGGTACGCCGTAGGCCGGCAGAATGGATGGCTGTCAGCAAATGATATCCGGGAAATGGAAGATCAGAATCCAATTCCAGAAGAAGACGGAGGAGATTTATATCTTGTGAATGGAAGTATGACAAAGCTGGCAGATGCAGGAGCCTTTGCAGGAAAGGCAGGAGGTAATATGCCACAGGTTTAAAAGATTTATGCTCAACCGGAGTTGAGCAACACTATGTTGCGTAGTGGAACAATATGCTACTGTTTGGTGACAGGAGTAAAAAGCAGAAGATCCCATGAAAGTGGAGAATTGAAGCAGAACAAGCGGAATATAACAAAAAATAGAAGGCTTTTTCTTTTGAAAGTGGAGGATAAATCCAAAATTAGATGAAAATATCAAAAATAATAAAGTGTGTTTTAAGGACGATAATCAGAAACAGAGTATCTGGTTGTGGTCCTTTTTGTGTGCTTAAAACACAGTCGTAAAAGGAGGGACAGGATGAAACGGAAGTTTTGGAACTGGGTAAGAAATGAAAATGATGAAAGCAGAACCCTGTTTCTAAACGGAGAGATTTCCGATGAAACATGGTACGGAGATGAAGTGACTCCAAAAATGTTCAAAGAAGAATTACAAGATGGAGAAGGAGATATCACGGTATGGATCAATAGTCCGGGAGGAGATGTATTCGCAGCAGCACAGATTTATAACATGTTGATGGACTACAAAGGGAATGTGACTGTGAAAATTGATGGGCTGGCTGCTTCAGCAGCATCCGTGATTGCAATGGCGGGAACGGAAGTACAGATGTCTCCTGTGGCGATGATGATGATTCATAATCCTGCGACCATTGCTATCGGTGATTCTTCAGAAATGCAAAAGGCAATCGACATGTTGGATGAAGTAAAGGAATCCATTATGAATGCTTATGAAATTAAAACGGGACTATCAAGATCGAGAATTTCACATTTGATGGATGCGGAAAGCTGGTTCAATGCAAAGAAAGCTGTAGAACTTGGCTTTGCAGATAAGCTCCTTTTTTCTAAAGAGGAACCAGAAGGGGAAGAAGAAAAAGAGTTGGAAATGGAAGCAGTAATGTTTTCACGAAAAGCGGTGACGAATTCGCTGATGTCAAAACTGATTCCCAAACCAGAAAAAAAGACACCCATTGAACAGTTAGAAAAGAGACTTAGTCTCTTGGCACATTAAAAAGAGGAGGATTTTTAATATGAATCAGATTTTAGCATTAAGAGAGAAAAGAACAAAAGCGTGGGAGGCAGCAAAGGCATTTTTAGAATCTAAACGAGGAACGGACGGGTTGCTTTCAGCAGAAGATACGGCCACTTATGACCGTATGGAAGCGGATGTGGTTAATCTTGGAAAAGAGATCGAGCGTTTAGAAAGACAGGCAGCTATTGATGCAGAACTGAATAAGCCTACTAGTCATCCAATCACAAATCAGCCGGGGAAAGGCAATGGAGGAGAAGAAAAAACAGGAAGAGCCTCAGCGGCTTATAAAACTGCATTTTGGAATGCGATGAGAAAGAAAAATTATCTCGATATTCAGAATGCTCTTCAGGTTGGAACAGATTCAGAAGGAGGTTATTTGGTTCCCGATGAATATGAAAGAACTCTGGTAGAAGCATTGGAAGAAGAAAACTTTTTCCGCAGTCTGGCAACCGTGATTCAGACCTCCAGCGGAGATCGTAAAATTCCTATCGTGGCATCCAAAGGAGAAGCAAAGTGGATTGATGAAGAAGCGGCATATCCAGAATCTGATGACAGCTTTGGACAGATTTCCATTAGTGCATATAAGGTTGCGACCATGATTAAAGTTTCGGATGAGTTGTTAAACGATAACGTGTTTAATTTGGAAGCCTATATTTCTAAAGAATTCGGACGAAGAATCGGAACGAAGGAAGAAGAAGCATTTTTTACCGGAGATGGCAAGGGAAAACCGACAGGAATCTTTAATGCTACAGGCGGAGCTTCTGATGGAGTCACGACCGCAGGCGCAAGCATTACGTTTGACGATGTTATGGATTTATTTTATTCTCTGCGATCCCCATATCGTAAAAAAGCGGTATGGATGCTCAATGACAGCACCGTAAAAGCGTTGCGTAAATTAAAAGATGGGAATGGGAATTATATTTGGCAACCGTCCGTGCAGGCGGGAGTACCGGACATGATTTTGAACCGCCCATATTTTACGTCTTCATTTGTACCCGAAATTGCAGCCGGACAGAAGATCATGGCATTTGGAGATTTTTCCTATTACTGGATTGCGGACAGGCAGGGACGTTCCTTTAAACGTCTGAATGAGTTATTTGCTGCAACCGGGCAGGTTGGTTTTCTTGCAAGCCAGAGGGTAGACGGAAAATTGATTCTTCCAGAAGCAGTAAAAACGATGAAACTGAAAGAAACGAGATAAGAAGGAGGGGTGTCTGCATGCTGATTACACTAGAAGAAGCAAAAGAATATTTGAAGGTGGAATATGAGGATGAAGACACCCTGATTCAAACGCTGATCGATTCTTCTGAAATGCTGTGTAGAGATATTATACGGCGTGATATTCTGCCGGAGGATGCTGCCGTAAAAACTGCTGTATTATATGCGGTGGGTGTGATGTTTGAAAACCGTGGCACGAATGAAGAAACGGAAAAAATGATTCCTACATTGAAAAATATTCTTTCTTCCAATCGTGAGGAGGTGTTCTGATGGATATTGGTTCAATGCGACAACGGATTATTCTTCAAAAGCATATATTACACACAGACGAAATCGGAAACCATCAGTCCCGGTGGGAGAAATTTTATTCATGTTTTGCTTATGTAAATCTTGCGTCTGGAAAAGAAAATGTTACGGATATAGAAACGCTATCGGAAGATACATTGGTGTTTATATTACGCTGGTGTGAAAAATTGAGAGAAATCAATAAAAAACAATATCGGATTTTGTTTGAAAATGAGGTTTATAACATTATTTGTGTGGATGATGTGCAGTTTACGCATAAAAAATTGAAACTGACAGCAGTTCGGGAGACACGAGGTGGAAAGAATGAGCAGACGGGTGACATCTAATCAATTGGCATCTAATCAATTGGCATCAGAGATCATGAATGCTTTGAAAGATTACAAAGAAGTGACAGATGGTGTTGTAAAGAAGGCGGTCAATACAGTTTCTGAAGAAACAAAGAAAATGGTACAATCTGCTTCCCCCACTGATAGTGGCGGGTACAAGAAAGGGTGGACTGCGAAAAAGACGAAAGATTCTGCAAGTAAAACAGAGGTTGTTGTTTATAATCGCAGCAAACCCGGACTAACTCATTTATTGGAGAAAGGCCATGCAAAGCGAGGCGGGGGCAGGGTAGAAGCAAAAGTGCATATTGCACTAGCGGAATCCTATGCCATATCACAGCTTGAAGATAAGATCGTGAAAGGATTGAAATGATGGAATTAAAAAATATTATGAAGTTATTAGGTGGTCTTGGAATTCCTATTGCATATCATCACTTTGCAGAAGGGGAATCTCCAGAACCGCCATTTTTAATTTATTTGACTCCGGGTAGTCATAATTTCTCCGCAGATGGAATGGTGTATTTTAAAGTAAAGCAATTAGATGTGGAACTATACACAGATAAAAAAGATCTTGCACTTGAAGAAAAATTGGAGAAGATTTTGGATGCACAGGGGATTTTCTATAACAAAACAGAAACATATATCAAATCAGAAAAATTGTATGAAGTGTTGTACGAATTGGAGGTATAGCAATGGGAAATAAAGTAAAGTTTAATTTGAAAAATGTTCATGCGGCAAAGCTGACAGAAAAGGAAGAAGGGGGAAGTGCAAAATTTGAATATGGTGTACCAAAGGCTATTCCGGGAGCTGTCAGTATCAGTCTGGACGCAGAAGGAGAATCCAGTCCGTTTTATGCAGATGGAATCGTATATTTCCGTTCTGTGACAAACAATGGTTATAGCGGAGATTTAGAAATGGCGCTGATTCCAGAATGGTTTAGAACAGAAATTTTACAAGAAAAGCTGGATGCAAAGGGAGTGTTGGTAGAGAATAGTTCCGTTGCAGAAAGTGTAAAATTTGCCCTGTTATTTGAATTTGATGGGGATATTAATGCAATCAGGCACGTCCTTTATAATTGCAGTGCTTCACGACCGTCTATTGAATCTGAAACAAAAGAAGATACAATTGAACCGGGAACGGAAACCTTGTCTATTACGGCAGATCCACGGTCTGACGGTTTGGTGAAAGCACGAACAGGAGATACTACGGATGAGACAACCTATAAAGAATGGTATAAAACGGTGTACACACCAACGGAAGAAGGAGGCGGAATGGCATGATTAAAAGAGAAATAGAAATCTGTGGAAAAAAGATTCCTTTTCGTTCTTCGGCGACAATTCCCCGATTATACAGGGCAAAATTTAAAAGAGATATCTTTAAAGATTTGAGCAAACTGGAAAAATCGTATGTTGGAACACAGAAAGATGGCGCAGAATTTCAGATTGATGATTTGGAAATTTTTGAAAATGTGGCGTATATCATGGCATACCATGCGGATAACAGTATACCTTCTACGATAGAAGAATGGCTCGACCAGTTTGATATGTTTTCCATTTATGAGGTGCTGCCACAAATTTTGGAATTATGGGGAGACAATGTGGCTACGGATATCAAAGCAAAAAAAGGCTTGGCAGAAGTGAGCGGGAGATGACAACGCCCCTGTTCCTTCTGCGATGTACGGAAATAGGAATTTCTATTGTGGATTTAGATTTTTTGACGATTGGTTTGGTGATTGATATGTGGACAGAAAAAGCTAATGACAGTGTGAAATATAAGCGCTTGGCCAGTCAGGAAGACTTCGATAAGTTTTAGAGAATTATTGAATTCATAGTTTTTTCTTGATATACTTTTTATGAAAAACTATGAATTCAATTGTAATTACAAATTATATAGGAGCGAGATGGAGTGGGAATTTTTCTATAGACAATTAAAAGCAGGAAAGAATATTGACGAAACTTGTTTTTATTTTAGTGATGACGAAGACGAGAGAGAGCACATATTAGGATATTTACCGCAATTTGAAAAACCTTATTGGATTGGATATTGTGACGTAGAAGATGGATGTGAATTTGCAACAGCAAAAGAACTGGTAGAAGCATGTGTTTTTAATGGAAAATCTTTGAAAGAACGTTGGGATAAAGTTATTATATATAGTATAGAGGGAATAGATTTGCAAGATTGGTTGGAAGTGTGTGAACATTGTTATTGAAAAAAGAGGGATATATGCTAAATTTAAGTAGAATTCATGATTATTCATTTGAGAATTATAGAAAGATAAAATCGGTGAAGAGATGTGGATGCTTCTATTGTAATCGCATTTTTGATGCGGAAAAAATTCATGAATGGATAGATGATGAAAATGGACAGACGGCTGTATGTCCATTTTGTGGAATTGATTCGGTAATACCTGAAACGGTGAATAATGAGTATAAGCTAACAAAAGAATTACTTCAAGAACTGAATAGGCGTTTTCTTTAGAATCAGTCGATGAACTAAAAATCAAAAAAATATGAATTGGTTCAGTTAAGAAAATGGATTTTATGATTTGGATGCAAATTGATTTATTTTAGGTGAAATAGGAGAGGTCAGAGTGCTTAAAAGAGAGGAAATTTTAAAGTATGGATTAACATTTTCAGACGTATATGTAGATACTCCATTTCATGATCCAAACTGGGTATTGCTAAGGTATGAAAAAAATAAAAGAGCTTTTGCATGGACTTATGAAAGGGAAGGACATATATGGGTAAATGTAAAGGTAGATCCAGAATGGAGAGATTTTTGGAGAAATACATATTCCTCAGTAATTCCGGCATATCATCAAAATAAAGAACACTGGAATTCCATTATATTAGATGGGACAATACCGGATACTGACATTAAACGTATGATTGCGGAAAGTTATGATTTGATATGTAAAAGAAATAAATAAAATAGTAAGATGGCATCGGTTCAGAAAAGAATCGGTGCTTTTTTCATGCTCGGAGAAATCCGGGCTTTCTTTATGTCTTTTTGGGAGGAGGTGCAGACATGGGAAACAGGATTAAGGGAATCACTGTTGAAATCGGAGGAGATACTACAGGTCTTGATAAAGCGTTACGTGGCGTGAATTCTTCAATTACTAAGACACAGTCTGCCCTCAATGACGTAAATAAATTGTTGAAACTCGATCCATCAAATACCGTATTAGTGGCACAGAAGCAGCAGTTACTTTCGCAAGCGGTTAGTCAGACAAGTGACAAATTGGAAGCATTGGAATCTGCACAGGAGCAGGTTACGGCAGCTTTTCAAAGGGGGGATATAGGTCAGG